CGCTTGGACTCGTAGTCGGCGTACGCCTTCTTGGTTAGCACCTGTGACTCATCGGGTATTCCAATGCCTCGGAATGCACCTGACTTCATCGCCTTGACTATCTCAGCGGGGAAGTTGTTCGGGGACGAAAAATCAGTGCATTCACAATGCTTTCCCTTGATTCCGAAGTAATGCTCAATCGCTCCGTGGCCTTTAATGTCTTCGGCGTATGCAGTGCCGAGAAACTTCTTTAGATCGCGGCCCTCCTTCGTGTTCAACAGGTTAGCTGTTAAGTAATACAGCTTGTCTTCGTGTTCAACCCAACTTACAAATTCACACATGATACACCTCCTTTATTTTATTCACAGCCCCATCACTCCTCCACCTTTCTATTGTAATTACCAGCGCCGGACCTCGCGGACTCGAACCGCTCGAATGGGCTGTGAACCCAGTCTTTACCGTAATGCGTCCGGCGGTTTGTCACGATAGCACCTCCTATCACTTTTTGATCCAGTTCGGATTCCCACGGCGAGCGGACCGCATCGACGACAAGACCAGTCTCCATTCAGTCGGCGTCAAAACCCAGCTCACACCGTAGCGGATTCCAATCCCCAGACGCGCGCGATGACGCTGCGCTTTGTCCTCGCTTTCACCCGATGTAATCGCCCACTGCCGGAGTGTTTTGTTGTTGTTGTTCATCTTATACGCCCATTGGTGCGGGGCCACCATTTCGGGTGACGTGGCTTTGCTAACTGTCGCGGCCATGGGCCTTATATGCCGCCGTTATTTCCGCCGCGCTCTCAGGATATTTAGCGATGAGGTGCGCGTATTCGTCGCCCGCTTTTCTCGATTCAGCCTGACCCTTGTAATAGGCGTTCCCCTCGGCGTACAGATAATTCCAGTCCACGCGCCGGAGCATGGATTTGAAGGTGGTGAGTTCGGCGGGTGGGATTTTCATTTCATCCTCTCGTCGAGCATTATATTTGCCCATGCCCTCGGCCATTGAATATAGCGCTGACGGTTATATTCGCGGTCATAATCGTCGAGAGATTTTGCGTTGACGCATCGTCCGTCCTCAATTATCGCTTCCGGCCGTGGCGGCATTTCCGGCTCGAACCAGTATTGCGGTTCGGCGGGTGCGTGCGCCATGAAATAATCCAGGAGAGACATTCCGTCGTTGCCGGGGGAATATTCTCCTCCTGCAAAATTTGCCTGTAACGGAAACGCCTGACCGCCCTCGTCTTTTTTACTCATAATACCTCACCTCCGGAGTGTTTTGTTGTTGTTGTTCATTATCCCCTCTGTTATAATCAATTACCACTGTATGCCGTAATATGTCAAGCATAAAAATAAAAATTTTATTCCCAGGCTAAAAACCAACATCTCCCTCGCCGAACGCATCCGCAACCTTCGCGGCGGCTGCATCGGTCGCGCCCTTCTCCGCCCTCTCGATGAAGTTGAAATTCTCAACCACGATCTCAACCGCAGTTCGTTTGTTTCCGCTCTGGTCGTCCCAGGATCTCTGCTGCAACCGTCCCTCGATTGCTATGCGATGACCCTTCTTGAAGTATTGCGCGATGATCTCACCGGTCTTCGCCCACGCCACGCAGTTAAAAAAGCTCGTCGTCTCCTTCTTCGCGCCGTCCTTCGTATACGTTTGCGATGACGCGATTGAAAACTTCGTCACGCTCGCCCCGCCCTGGGTGTACGTCAGTTGTGGATCAGCGGTAAGCCTTCCAATTCCGTACCATCTGTTAAGGTCTGACATTTACTTCCTCCTTATCCTTCAACGTCTGCCATCGAATTGAACGTCAAACGCGGAGCATTAAAAAACAGTTTCTTAAATCCTATACTTCCATCGCGGTTCTTCGCAATTATCAAATCGACCTTGCCTTCTTTCATGTTAGGCCGGTGCGGGAAAATCACCACGTCTGCGTCCTGCTCAATGTTTCCCGACTCGCGCAACTCGGAAAGCTCCGGTGTTTTGTTCTCGGCAATGCGGCTTAACTGAGAAAGCACCACTATCGGCAAAGCATACTTGATCGACATCGCCTTTAGTGTCGCCGTCATCTCCCCCAACTGCAAGTACCGCTTTTCCGCTGACTTCATCCGGCAAAGCTGAAGGTAGTCAATCATAATACAAGCGAGGCCGTGCTGGTCGTATTGCTTCTTTGCCGTGTTGACGATTGTATAAAAATCAGTGGCGTTGTCAATCACAATTAAGTTTTTGTAATCTTTTTCTATCTCGCGCAAGGCCGCCTGAACCTCGCGGCGCTGGTCGCCTGAAATATTTCCACTTCTCATCGCGTTCGCTGGTATCCCTGTTCGACGGGTTATCATGCGACGTATGATCTGCTTCTTCGGCATCTCCAACGAGAAGAACAGTACCCGACCTTCGCGCGCGACGTGTTCTGCCATCTGTAGCGCAAACGCGGACTTACCCACGCCTGGACGCGCGCCGATGATAATCAACTGACCGCCGAACAGTCCCAGTAATATCTGGTCAAGGTCGTGAAATCCTGTAGTGAGATACTTCTCTGCCTCGACGAAACCAGACTCACCCCCGGCCGCGACTTCAGACACACTCACCGCCTTCGCCGATCTGTCCCGATTGATCTCACTCACGGCCCGGTCAATTCGCTCCACAAGTTCGTCGGTTGTAGTTCCATGCGTAGATGCGGCGTCAACGATCTTTGTCCCGAGAGCCGCGAGCTTGCGCTTCTTCGATAGGTCAAGAACCTTCTCAAACATCCAGTCGAAGTTATAGGTAACAGCGTACATCACGTCATCATGGAGTTCGTCGATCTTAAGGGAGTCGAAAACCTCTGTCTTGCCGCGCTGAACTAGGGTCGCCTTTATGACGGGGATGTCAACTGTTTCACCGGCGTTGTAAAGATCGCGCATGATGCTTAGTAACAGCGCGTTCTCCGGTGAGTAGAAGTCGCTCGGTTCAAGTTCTAGCAGGCGGCTAAGGTATGTATTGCGCTGAATCGCTGTGGCGATGATCGCGCGTTCGGCGTCGGCGTCGTGGATGATTTCAGCCATATAGTTCCTCTGTGGTCGGTGCCCTCCTCGGTAACTTCGCGGCGACTACATAGTCAGCCATTGACATGAGCGAAGCCGGTGTAATTGGTTTGTCCTCGAATAATCGATGTTTGTTCTCGCGCAGAGAGTGCATTTTGCGCGCAAGGTCTTCAATGGCAGACTCTTCGTATCGTAGCAATAACCTCGATAGCGCCTTTGCTTGCTTGCCGTCGTGGTAGTATTCAGGGTATAATGATTTAAAGACTGTTATCAAGCGGGCCGTTGGTGTCTCTCGCGTAATAGATGTAATATTAAGTGTATTATTCTCTTTGCGCTTTTTGCGCGTCGATCCACACGCATTTTTGCTTGCCGACGACTCGCATTTTTGCGCGTCGAGAGACTTATCCACAATGTTGTCAACAATATACAGCCGCCTTGTGGTTATCTCAAAGCCTCTTTTTTCGTACTCAATACGGATATATCCTGCCTTTTTAAGCGCAGTTACCCATCGCGTGACTGTGCTTTCTGATACCTCATACAAATCCGAGAAGTACTTGTTCCCGGCCCAACAGAACCCATGCTCGTTTGATAGTGCCGTGATCTCGCCATATAAAAGTTTTGCGTTCGGTGGTATCGACTTGTCGTATCTTACGTTGGCGGGAATGATCGCGTAATAAGACTTTCGTAGTTCTTCTTGCATGATTCCCCCTGAAATAAAAACGGGCCACACTCACCCCACCCTTTCGGGTTTCTCGCGGGGGTAGTGCGGCCCTAGTGCTTTGTGGCACTCGCGGAGGCGAGCAGTCACCGTCAGTGCCATGAATACAATATACAAAGAGACATAATAATCGTCAACTACTTTTTTCGCGCTTTTATCATCGCGTCAGCATAAGCGTAAGAATCTTCAGATAGCCACTGCGTCAATTCTCTGCCCTTAGGATCGGAAAGAAACATATTATCTCTTACATCACCTCCCGATATAAAAGCTTGCATCGCCAGCATCGCGCACACGTCGCGGAGAGACATGCCTTGCGGATCACGCATGTCGCCGCTCCATATCGGAAACGCTGGCCCACCGTCGTGTTCCACTGCGGGCGCGTCATCGACTTTTGTCATGAGAGATATTGGATATAGCCATCCACCTGATGTATCTAAGCGAACGTATTTTTTATTTTCATGAAATACCTCACATATAGTATGCACACCTTCTGGAACACATGCTTTATTCGGAAGGTGGCTCAACCCCTCACCCCACCGCGTAATCACGCGATCACCAACTTTAAACTCGCTCATTTCTCGACCTCCTTGCTTGTGTAAAGTTTTAACGGGCAATCCGGGTGAATCGTGTACTTGTCCTCAACGCGCGGGTTCAGCGATACCGAGACGCGCGCGATCAGCCTGCACTTTTTGTGCTGACTGTTAAAGCAGGGACACTCGTCGCACGACTCGATGTAATCGACGTAGCCGTCTGCTTCGATCATGCGCGGCGGCGCGTACTTCTCGTCGGGTAAAACTCCGTTAATGTCGGCGTGTTCTGAGTATGGGTGGCCTTTCATTTCGCGCCCCGGAACTGCCCCTTGACGACCTCGCGGATAACCACACCGTCGAGTGCCTTCAAGTCGAAATCCTTGATCGCCTTTTTCAGCTTCGCGTCGTTCACGGCCACGATGGACACCGGAAGTTTCCCGTCAACCACGGCGCGAAGAACTGCCTTCACGTCGGTAATCTCGATCTCGATGTCTTTGACGGTGGATACTGTGCCCTCGTCCATGCGCGTGGTGCGCTCGACCTCAGGGA